TTAGAATTTATCGAAAATGAAAGAAAACGCTCTAGAGATAAATACCGAAGACTTTATATAGGAACGGGTAAAGCAAATAAACAAAAAATTATAAATTATAATTTATTATATCCAGAAAAAGCTAAAGCTAAAAGAATTTCTTGGAAAATTAAAAGTATTGAAAATCAAGAAAAGCATCACTGGTCTTATAATGAAGAAGATTTATTAGACATTATTTACTTGACAAAAAAAGAACATATGAAAGCTCATCGTTTTATTATTTATGATAGAGAAAGATTTATGTACAGAAGATACGATACAAATGAATTGCTAGACACAAAAACAAGACATTTTGATTTTATCTGGAATTGTATTCAAACTAAAGAAGATTAGCCATGTATAAAGAAGAAATGTATTTCAATTTTGAAGAGGTAGGAACTTTAAAAATATCTTACGTGCGAAGTTTTGAAACAGAATCCGAGTATAACTCTTTTATGTCAGATAGATTAGCCGAAGGCTTAGTTTATGTAGGAGAGGAGGCTAAAAGAGTTGAGCAATATCCACAAGTATTAAAACTAGATTTAAAGTACACCTTTGGAGGATACTCAACTGTAATAGAAAGATTTGTATCTAAAGAAGATTACACGAGATATTGCGATGATAAATTAAGAAATGGATATAAGGTAATTGGTTCAGAGCCTTATTTAAAATTAGAAAAGAATGTCATATAAAAGAAAAATTCCAAAGATGGTACTCTATGAGCTGATTGCTGATAGATTAAATAAGAAAGGAATCCTACCTATAACTGCTCGCAAGTTTACACCTGCCTCAGTACAACAGGAGATTTACAACAACAAAAAAGGGCATCTTAGATACCCAGAAGTTATTACAGAATTCGAACAAGTTATAAACGAATACATAAATTCATAAGAAATGAGAAATGTCACAGACGTATTAAAAGCAGATTCAGGAAGAGAAATCTTTATCTTTGAAGTCAAGAAATATAAGCTACATATTGGAGATATGTACGAATGCGAGTATAAGGTTGGAGCAACAACCGAAGTATTAGTCAGTAGATTGATTGACACAACACCAGATGATCGTACATTGATCTTCAATCATCCAACTTTAATTAATCGTACAATTGGAATTCCTAATTGGAATATAATTAAACTTAATAGAATATGACACCAAAAGAAAAAGCAAAAGAACTTGTTGATAAGTTTACAGTTGTAGGATTGCAACAAAGAGCAGAAGGTTATCAATGTGCATTAATTGCAGTAGATGAAATATTAAATGAATACAAATCATATAATAAATCAGCAATTGTATATAATGATGCTTTGCGTTATTGGGATAAAGTTAAACAAGAAATAGAAAAGCTATGAATCAAATCACTTTCAACCAATGGCAAGAACACATTGCCAAAGAATTAAGGAAAAATTACGTTAAACTTAAAATGATTAAACCAGATGAGAGAAACATTCCAAGAGTACAACGAAAGAAATCCTAGAATTTACAAAGAGTTTGTTCACTATGCGTATCAGTTAATTGGTGCAGGACAAAACAAGATAGGAGCTAAAGCAATCTTTGAACGCATCCGTTGGGAATCTAAGATAGAACGCAACGATGACTTTAAAATCAACAACAACTACACGGCTGACTACGCTCGAAAGTTTGAGCAAGATTTTCCGCACTTTGCTGGAATCTTTGAGAAACGTGTATGTAAGATGAGATAATTATTATTATCTTTGGGTATAAATAGCGAAAGGGGTGAGAGTCTTTCGGTGTTTACTAGGGTTAATAACCAACTAAGCCAGTCTGATCTCTCACTCAGCTGGCTTTTTTATTTATTAAAATATGAAAAATAATAATTTAGGCATTATTGATTTGCTAACATTAATTTTAATTACACTAAAATTAACAAATCAAATTAATTGGAATTGGTTTGAAGTATTTATTCCATTAGCTTCAAAAGAAACATTTTATTTTGTGGCACATTTAATGATAAAAAATAAATATAAATAGCCATGCAAAAAGAAGCATTTTATTTTCCGCATTTTTCAAATGCAAGACACGATCGCAAAATCAGGCGATTAAGAAAAGAGTTAGGAATTGAAGGTTATGGCATTTATTTTATGCTATTAGAGACACTAAGAGACCAGCACGATATGATGTATCCATTAGCAGATTGCGACCTGTTAGCAGAAGAGTTTGGCACTTCAGATGCCAAGATTAAAACGGTTCTTTGTAATTACGAGCTTTTTGATTTTGATGAAGAGAATAGATTCTTTTCTCCAAAGATGTTAGTTTACCTAGAGCCTTACTTTAAGATGAAAGAACAAAGGATTATAGCAGGAAAAGCATCTGCCGCTAAACGGTTGCTCAACGACCGTTCAACGACCGTTCAACAAAGTAAAGTAAAGGAAAGTAAAGTAAAAGAAATAAAAGTAAAAGAAAGTAAAGAAGAAGAGTTTGAATACATTCCTACGGAACGTGAACTTTTGTTTAATAGATGGTTTGAATATAAGAAACAAAAAAAATCTAAGTACACGGAAATTGGAAAGGCTCAATTGTTTAGAGAATGGGAAACAAAATCTGATTTAGAATTAGAGCTTGCAATTAACAACTCAATTTCTAATAACTATCAAGGATTGTTTGCACCTAAAGGAGTTGTTGAACCTAAAAAAGAATTAGGTAAATTTCAGCAAAATATGATAAGTTTGAAAAATGTTCACGACCAACTTAAAGAAGAAATAGAAAATGGAACTTTCCATAATCCCTACAAACTCTAGTGCATTTGCTGGTTTATCCAGATATGAAAAAGAAATAGCTCAAGCACAAGGTGCAATACGCATTTCGGCACTAAACGATTCAGACTTAATGAATGTTGCTTTAAGAGCAATATCACTTTCAAAGATAAAGCTAGGATCTAAACCATTACAAGAAGAGGAGCAGAAGGCTCTTACTTTAGTTTTAATGGAAGATATTGCATCATTCGGACATCTTACTATAGATGAAATAAATCTTGCCTTAAAACGAGGTTTAAACGGCGAGTATAATTCAGCAGGTAATGATGTAATTTTCTTTTCTCCATCTAATTTTTGTGGATGGGTTCGTAAGTTTATCGAACAAAAGAACGAAGTAATGCGAAAGGTAGCTAATGCAAAGGTGGTAGAACCTGCTAAACCTATTCCATCTGATGCAGATTTAAAAATGGCAGCTATTAATTCTGCAAATATGTATGCTCAAGAGATGATGAGATGTCAAGAAAGATCAATCAAAATGAATTGGATTGCAGGTGGCCTCCACGTTTTATACGATTACATCGTTCAATTTGGTATTTATGAAGCATCAGGAGAAGATAAAAAGCGAATATATTCTACGCTATTACCTAAATATCAGGACAAAGACCAGCTTATTATGGCTTGCAAAGCTCAATGTTATCGGGAGTTTATAGAAAACTTAGCAGATTTTAAAGCATATTTAACTGAAACTGGAGAAATCAAACCTTGCGAATAATGAAAAGAGTTTTAGTCGCTTGTGAAGAAAGTCAAGCCGTAACAATAAGATTACGAAAATTAGGAATAGAAGCCTTTTCTTGTGACATACAAGAAGAAAGCGGAGGCAATCCCGAATGGCATTATCAGAAAGATATATTTGAAGTGATGGATTTAGGATGGGATATGATGATAGCGTTTCCCCCTTGCACACATTTAACTGTGTCAGGTGCTAGACATTTTGAGCAAAAGCGTTTAGATGGTAGACAACAGCAAGGTATTGATTTTTTTATGGCAATGATAAATGCACCTATTGAACATATTGCAGTAGAAAATCCTATTGGAATAATGAGCAATGAATTTAGAAAACCCGATCAAATCATTCAGCCTTATTACTTTGGCGATCCATTTCAAAAAACAACTTGCTTGTGGCTTAAAAATCTTCCTAAATTAACTTATCAATTAGAGCCTGATTTATTTAGTCAAGAGGTTACTGCTACAAAAGATCACGGAGAATTTATAACTTGGATTGATAAAAAGACTGGAAAAGAAAAAAAGCAAGCAAGATGGTATTATGATGCTTTGCAAAATGCAAAGACAAAAGAAGAAAGAAGTAGATTAAGATCTAAAACGTTTCCAGGTATTGCTGATGCAATGGCTAATCAATGGGGCAATTATATATTAAGAAAATGAAAAGGAATCAAGATGAGCATAAGCTCCAAGTAGCCATTTGTAGATACTTAGATTTAGCAGAGAAGTTCCCATTCTTTGCTATACCTAACGGAGGACAAAGACATTATCTTGTAGCAGTTAAGCTAAAGATGGAAGGTGTAAAGCGAGGAGTTGCTGATATGTTTTGGATGATTTCAAACGATACCTGGAAAGGAATCTTTGTAGAAGTTAAAACTGCCAAAGGAATTAAATCAGAATACCAAAGAGAGTTTGAAAGAGAAGCTCTTATTCACGGATATTACTATGCAGTTGTTAGGTCCATAGATGACTGTATAGAATTACTTAATAAATTTAAGCTAAACCAAATATGAAATTAACGGAAAGAGAAACGATAGTAATATATTGCGGATTGCTAAACGCATTGATTGATCATATCGAAAGTGATTTTAGACCAAGCATATTTAATCAGCAGAATCTAAAAAATAAAACTAACGGATTGCTTCAAGATTTATTAAAGCTAGAACAGAAACTTTACAGAGGTGATCCGAATGGCGAAGTAAGTGATCAATACTTTCAAGCAGGCAAATTAATGATTAATTTTTTTCGCATTGGTCTAGATATGGAGCTGATGGATAAGACTAAAGCAGAGGGATTAAATACCCAGCTAATAATTCTTATGAAAAATTATGGATTAAACATTGATTTTAATTAAAATTTTATTTAAACTTTGTGACTATGAGCGACTTAGTAAATTCTCCAGCACACTATCAGGGAAAAGGAATCGAAGCAATAGATGTTATTGAAGCCTTTGAATTGAATTTTGCATTAGGTAACGCAATAAAATATATCTTGCGAGCTGAAAAGAAAGCTAATAAAAAGCAGGATCTTGAGAAAGCTCGGTGGTACTTAGAACACGAACTTGATAAGTTCAATGGATAAATTAATAACTGCGATTATAGGCTTTGTTTTGTTTGAGTTGGTAGTAATACTTTACTTAGCTTATAAAGTTGCTCAGAAGGCAAAGAAAATACGTAAGAACCAATGAATCACGCAGAGGAGGCAAAGAGCTTAATCAATAACTGCTTATTCTTTACAGGAGATAGAGAGAGAGCAAAGTCTTGTGCCTTGTATATGGTAGAATTATTCATTGGTCATTTGTCACAACTGGATGAAGACAAAAATCTTCAATCAGATTATATCGAAGTTAAAAAAGAATTGTATAAACTTTGATGGACAAAATTTATTCACGGCATAAGCATTGGATTAAGATAGTAGAAGGGTTTGGCGAGAAGAATTATGCTGAAGATATTGTGCAAGAAGCATACATTCGGGTTCACGGTAAGCAAATAAACGAAGCATATTTTTATTTCACGCTTCGATCACTTACAATGGACCTGCACAGAAAGAAAGTTGATAAGGTAGAGATAACACAAGAGATAGAATACACGTTAAAAGAAGACAATTATCAGGAAGAGGTTAATGATTTTGTCAAGCCATACCTAGATTTTATTAATACTTGGGACTGGTATGATAAAAAGATGTACCTGATTTATATTACAAATAACGTTTCAATGCGTAAGATGTCGAAAGACTCTGGCATTAGTTTAATGAGTATTTTTAACACATTGCAGAAATGCAAGCAACGAATAAAAGAATGGCAAAAAGAAAACCAAAAGGCTTAGGCGATACGATTGAAGCAATCACAGAAGCTACAGGAATTAAAGCAGGAGTGGAGGCATTATCTAAAGCATTAGATTGGGATTGTGGTTGTGATGAACGTAAAGAGAAGCTCAATAAGATATTCCCTTACAAGAAGCCTAATTGCTTATCTGAAGAAGACTACAACTATTTGCAAGAATTCTTTGGAACAAATACCAATCAATTAAATTTAAGAGTTCAACGTGATTTACAACGAATTTATTTGGCGGTATTTAATACTCCATTCCAGGATTCAAGTTGCTCTTCATGCTGGAGAGATATGATAGGAGAATTAAGAAGAATCTATAACGAACACTAAACTTGGATTTCAAGTTTTTTCAAAATGGAAGAGAAAAAGAAACACGGAGGTGCTAGACCAAATAGTGGTAGGCTAAAAAAAGATGAGATAATTTCATTGGTTGAAACAATGGATGCAGTCTGTCTACCCGAAACAGTATGGATTAAGCTAAGCGAGAAGGTAGTTGATGGCGATACTAATGCAATGAAGGTATGGCTTCAATATCGTTACGGAATGCCGAAGCAAGTTATTGATCAAAATACAACGCACACAATCAACGATTTCGATTTAAAAGACATCGTAAACTTTAAGTGATAGAACTTAATAAGAAATACATTCCGCTTTTTTTAAGCGATTCAAGGTACTATGTTATTACTGGAGGAAGGGGTTCAGGGAAATCATTTGCTCTGAACTCATTTCTTTTGCTTCTAACGTACGAAGTTGGACACGTGATACTATTTACTAGATACACGTTGGTTTCAGCTCACATCTCAATTATTCCAGAGTTTGTTGAGAAGATAGAAATGGCAGGACTAGAGAATGATTTCTCAATTACAAAGGATGAAATCATAAATCTAAAAACCAAGTCCAAGATCCTATTCAAAGGAATCAAGACATCATCAGGAACACAGACTGCTAATCTAAAATCACTATCTGGTGTCACTACATTTGTACTTGATGAAGCTGAAGAGCTTGTTGATGAGGATGTATTTGATAAGATTGATTTATCGGTAAGACATAACACGAAGCAGAACAGGGTTATTCTTATTTTAAATCCAACTACAAAGGAGCATTTTATCTACCAAAGATTCTTTGAGGCTAAAGGAGTGGAGGCAGGAGAATCAATTACAAAGCAAGGCACAACCTACATACATACAACCTACCTTGATAACATTGAGAATCTAAGTGATTCATTTATTACACAAATTGAATCGCTTAAAGAGCAAAACAAAAAGAAATACCAGCATCAGATTCTTGGAGGTTGGTTAGATAAAGCAGAGGGAGTTGTATTTACTAACTGGAGCTTTGGCAATTTTAATCCTGACAATTTACAGACATCATTTGGTCAAGACTTTGGATTCTCAATTGATCCGACTACTTTAGTAGAGGTGGCTATTGATAAGAACAAGCGAAAGATTTATGTCAAGGAGCATTTATACAAGCCAAAGCTAACTACATCAGAGATTGCCATAATTAACAAGCAGGTTTGCGGAGGCAGTTTAATTGTAGCAGATAGTGCAGAGCCTAGATTAATTGCAGAGCTTCAGAATCAGCGTTGTAATATCGTAGCAACTGAGAAGGGTGCAGGATCAATTACTGCTGGAATTGCTTTAATGCAAGATTATGAAATAGTTTTAGAACCTAACTCACAAAACATTGCAAAAGAATTTAACAACTACATCTACTCGGATAAGAAGTCTGGATTGGTCATTGACAATTACAACCACGCTATTGATGCCATACGTTACAACGTGTTCTATAATCTCTCTAATCCAAACAAAGGACAGTATTACGTGTACTAATAACAAAAAATTCACATTAACGTTTATATAATATGAAGTTAGCAATAACTATTCCAACTGATTTAAGCGAAATTAAGCTCAGTCAGTACCAGAAGTTTTTAAAGATTGTAGATCAAAATGAGGAATCAGAATTTATTCATCATAAAATGATTGAAATCTTTTGTAACGTTGAATTGAAATATGTCAATCAATTTAAGCGTAAGCAAATAGTGCAGATTGTAACGACAATCAACAACCTATTTGAAAAGATACCACCGTTTAAAAATAAGTTTACTTTAAACGGTACTGAATATGGATTTATTCCAAACCTTGATGATATATCTCAAGGAGAATATATGGACCTGGACAATTATATGGTGGACATTGCTGATCTTCATCGGTGTATGGCTGTAATGTTTAGACCAATAAAGACTAAGAGTAAAGAGAAATATATCATTGAACCATACGAAGGTTCAGATGTATATGCTGACAAAATGCTTGATGCTCCTTTAGATATTGTATTAGCAGCAAGGGTTTTTTTTTATCATTTAGGCAACGAGTTACTGAAAAGTACATTGACTTATTTGGAGGAGAATCCGCAGATGCAACTTTTGATGAGCAAGCAAACTTCGGCAAAAGATGGGGATGGTACTCCTCAATTTATGCACTTGCTCAAGGAGATGTCAGAAGGTTTGATGAAATCTCCAGACTTCCGCTTAATCAATGTCTAACATTTTTGACATTTGAAAAGCAAAAGAATGAACTAGAAATGAAATTGATTAAAAAACAATCACGATGAACGGATACTTTTATGTTGTAAATACGTTAAAAAACTATTTAAAAGCGACACCGTTCGTTAATACCGTTACTATTGGGGACATCTTTGCAGTTGATTTGACTAAGCAAACGATATTTCCTTTGAATCATATCATCGTAAACAACGCAACTCTTGGAGAAGTAACAATGTCAATGAACATTTCTATTCTATTTATGGATTTGGTTGATGATTCTAAGGAAGAAATTGTTGATTTATGGGAAGGCAATGACAATGAGCAGGATGTTTTAAACACTCAATTAGCTCAAGCTCAGAGATTATCATCTGATTTGATGCGTGGATCATTGTATAATAGCCAAGTTGTGGTTACAAGTGAGCCATCAGCAGAGCCTTTTACAGATAGATTTGAGAATAAGATTGCAGGTTGGACACTTAGCTTTGATGTTATTGTGCCAAATGATATGGGTATATGTTAGAGAATAGTTATAAACTTCTTGAGAAATACAAAAACTATGTAATTCAACAGGCTAGAGCTAACCTGTCAAAGGGAAGAAATAACGTTTCTAAGACATTATATAATAGTCTTAAAGGAGAAGTTGTAACTGAGGATGATTATGCGATTGTAGCCTTTAGGATGGAGTTGTACGGTCAGTTCCTAGATGAAGGTGTTAAGGGTGCATTCCCTAATTTAATAAAAAACGGAAAGCAGAAAGCTCCAAACTCACGCTTTAAGTTTACTAATAAAAGACCGCCATCAGGACCAATTGCTGAATGGGCAAAAAAGAGAAACATAAGGCTAAGAGATGAGGATGGTAAATTTAAAAAAGGTAGCTATAAGAGTATAGGATTTGTAATTGCAAGAAGTATATATGCTCAAGGAATAAAACCTACTATGTTTTTTACTAAGCCATATCAAGAAGGGTTTAAGAAATACATATTAGGTCAAATGCCATCTAAAGTTGCAATTGATGTAGATAGAATAGTTGATTTTAATTTAAAAGAAAAATGATAATTTACGCAAGAAGTCCATATTTTATATCCGTTACAATAAATAGTGGATTAGGTTCTAAGCTAGAAATATTTTTATCTAATGGTAGTCAATCATTACCATCTACTGCAACATATACAATTGTAAAAAATTACAATCAAGGAACTAGCAATACTCAGAGTTACAATATCTCTAATTTTATTAGGGAATACATTGATAACATAACAATGTCTACTTCTAATAATTTTAATTCTGCTAAAGTTAGAGTAAAAAGTTATCAAGAAACCTCAACAGGAGTTTACTCTTTGGTGGCTACTCAAGATTTTTTAGCAACAAATGGATATACTCTTTACACTCAAGGGGCTAACGCAACTGATATTAGCAATAGGTGCGTATTATTATTTAATCCTGATATAGAGTATTATTATAATAGAGATGCTGGAGTTAATCCAATGCTTAATATTTTAGTTAATACAACTTTGGGAGATAAGTTAGAAGTAACATTAACTAATTTAAGTGGTGGCAGTTCATCAACGACAACACTAATTGGAACTGGTACTGCTGCAACTCAAGGAATTTTAAGTGCAACATTAACTAGTGTTGCTAACTCTGCTTACGATAATGGTAATTTGTGCACCATTAAATATTATGAAGGAGCTTCACTAACCGTTAATGAAACTATTAAGGTTACTCCAATATGCGAGCCTAAATATACTCCAGTAAAATGTACATTCATTAATCGTTTTGGTGGGTGGCAATTACTAACTTTCTTTAAAGCTAAGACTAATTCAATTATAGTTAGTGGCACAAGTTATAATACGCTTCCGAGTGGTGTAGCATATAATCCATCTTTGCCTCAAACTGCATCATTTAATATTAATGGTAGACAAAGCGTAAGATTAAATACTGGATGGGTTCCAGAAACTTATTCAGAACTTATTCAAGATTTGCTTTTAGCTGAGACAATTTTATTAGATGATAAACCTGTAGAAATTAAAACTCAGAGTACGGAATTAAAAACATCTCTAAAAGACAAAAACATTAATTACGAGATTGAATTTGAATACGCTTATAACTTAATAAATAACGTAGTTTAATGATAGTAGTTGGGATTTATATTTTATCAGAAGATTCAAGTGCTTATAAAAGAATAGAGCTATTTAACGATGAGAAGATCAGCGTTACTTCTAGCGTTCAAGATATAGCAGACATCTCTAAAGTTTTTACAGACTTTAGCCAGTCTTTTACCGTTCCAGCTACTCCTACTAATAACGCTATTTTTAAGCACTGGTATGAGAATGATGTAGATAATGGATTTGATGCAAGAAAGCGTAAGGATGCGTATATAGAGCTTGACACAATACCTTTTAGATTAGGCAAGATTCAGCTTGAGAAAGCTCAATATAAAAATGGCAATTTAGATAACTACCAAATTACTTTCTTTGGCTCTATCGTATCGTTAAAAGATTTATTTAACAATAGATCACTAAGAGATTTAAGCTATTCAAGTTTAGGATTTAGTTATTCAGGAACTACCGTAAAAAGTAGAGTTACATCTCAAGTAGATGCTGATGTTAAATTCCCTTTAATAAGCTCTAAAAATGTTTGGCAATGGGATACAGGAGGAACGACCAAAGATGATTGGGATGTTTCAGCTAGTGCTACACCAATATATTACAATGACTTATTTCCAGCGGTAAGAGTATCAGCTTTGCTTACTCAAATTGCTTCTAATTTAGGGATTACTTTTGCAGGTAGCTTTTTAACTGACAACAGATTTAAGCGTTCTTTTTTGTGGCTTAAAAATGCAAATGAATTTACCCCTAAATTCTTGCCATCTAAAATTAATTTTAATACTGCTTCTTCAACAACTGGAAACGCTGGCTTATTTAATGTATTTACTGATACTTTAACCTATACAGAGCCTACATATCCAGAAGTTCTAGAACAATCTAACATACGCATTTTCTTTACTGATCCTGCAATCGGAGAAGATGCAGTAGAGTTTACAATTTATGTCTACAAGAATGGAGTTAAATTAAATGAGCAAACGTATTTAACTCAAATTACAGAGATGTATATTGATTTACCTTTAGATGGTACAGGTCAATATACTTTCTACATTTCATCACAATCTCCTGTAACGTTTACAAGTTTTTATAAATTCCAAACGGCTAAATATACTCCATCGTATAGTGTAGTTAAAAACGTTACGGCTTCTCAAGCAACTGCTCAAACTTCATCATCAAGCATAAGCATAGCAGATTTTATGCCTGACATTAAAATTGAAGATTTCTTTAGTGGCTTATTAAAAACCTTTAATTTGACTTGCTACTCTTACGATGGATTGACATACAATCTAGAGCAGTTAGAGAATTGGTATTTTGATGGTACAATTAGAGATTTATCAAAATACATTTTATCTGATGATATAGAAATAAGCAAGCCAGACTTATATCGAAGCATTAAATTTAAGTATGCAGAAGCCAAAAACTTCTTAGCAGTTGAGTTCTTATCAAGAAATAAAACTCCGTATGGAGATTTGCTTTATGATATGGATATTGATGGCGGAGAATATACTATTGAGCTACCATTTGAGACGATGCTAATGACTAAATTACCTGATACTAATCTTCAGGTTGGTTACGCATTAGATACTAACTTCAATCCATACATTCCTAATCCTGTATTCATATACGATTTAGGAACAATTCAAACTCAAAACTTCTATTTTAATGATGGAAGCTCCACAACGTTGCAGACTAATTATAATTTATTTGGTCAAGACACTAATATAAGTGGAGTAAATTATACGATAAACTTTGGGATTGAGCAATCAACATATACTAATAAGCTAGAAGAAAATACGCTATTCCATAACTACTATTTAAATTACCTAAATAACATATTTAGCAAGAAGTCAAGAATAGTAAAAGTGAAAGCAATTTTACCTATTAGCTTATTGACTAATTTAAAATTAAATGATAGAGTTATCATAAGAGATAAACGATATATCATTAATAAATACACTACTGATTTAACTACTGGTGAGGTTGATTTTGAATTACTTACAGATTTTAGAGTAGTAACAGAGCCAGCTCCATCAAGTGGAGATTATTCAAGTTTAGATTATTCACCTTCAGATTATAACACGTAATGACAAGAGCAGAAGTATTAGCTTTAATTAATGCTAACATTGCAACCGGTTCAAACATAACGGCAGCAGAACACAAAGCAGTAGAAATTGCTTTATTAGATTTTATTCCTTCCGTAAAATCTTCGGTAGCATACGGAAGAATTGGTCCTATTGATATTGCAGATGCAACTACAAGCTGGAGTGTTAATGGTGATTTATATAGTGCAACTAGAGTAGGATCAGTACAGGGTAAATATATTCAAATAAGAGTTACAATTCCATCTGGTCGTTTAACTTCTACAGACTTTAAAGTAAGAACTGATGTTGAATCGGCAAGTGCATCACCTAATTTAGATAATGATATGTTAGGAGTTTTGTTCAGAAAAGATGGATCAAGCACAACTACATTTGATATTCTGTTAGAAGAAATTACTGCCCAATCAACTACAATTTACATTCACGTTGAAGTTATACAATTATGATAAAGCATATAATAGCTTTGCTAAATGGGTTAAATCATTACGGCAAAAGTGAAATAATAGAAATTGCAAAGGGCAAATATGAAATGCCTACTACAATTAAAAAAGGTTGGAATCAAATTAAACGAAATTACAAATGGCACAAAATATCGAAGTAGATATCAATGTAAATAATAACATTGAAGGATCTATTGCCCAACTCAAGCAATTAAAAAGAGAGTTAAAAAATACTGCCGTTGGTACACAGGAGTTTAAAAACCTTTACAATCAAATTGATGACTTAGAAGACAAAATTAAGTCAGCTAAAAACGTATCAAGTGATTGGATTGATACATTAGAATCTGCTGGTGGTCCAGTAGGAATGCTTGGAGGTGCATTAAATAAAGCTAAGGTTGCCACACAATCATTCGGTTCTGCTTTAAAAGCCACAGGTATTGGTATAATTGTGCTTGCGGTTGGTGGTTTAGTTGCTGCATTCTCAGAATCAGAAACGGCAATGAAGAAACTTCAACCGTTATTCATTGGATTTGAAAAGATTCTTGGCGGTATAATGAAAGTATTTGAGCCATTGCTTGATATGTTCATTGAACTTGCTTTAAAAGTATTGCCATATATTACAAAAGGAGTAGGTATGTTCTACTCTGGTTTGTTTGGTTTATTTACTTTAATTAAAAATGTAGGATTAGGAGCAGGTAAAATTCTTAAAGGTATTTTTACTCTTGATTTTGATGCTCTTAGTGATGGATACAATCAGTTAAAAAATAGTTGGGGAGAGGCAGTAAAAGATTTTCAAGAAACTAATAAGCGTTTTGAGGAAGGTACTAAAGAGCAAACTAAAACTGAAAAGGAAAACTCTAAGGCTAGAGTAGAAACTCGTAAAATTGAGAAGAAAGAAAAGGATAAAATCATTGATTCAGAGCTTGCAAGATTACGTGAGTATCAAGAAGAATATGAG